TTTAGTTAGAGAAAAGATATTCGAGCTTGTTTCTCGGATAAAGTAAAATTGACAACTGCAATAAAAGGATTGACAATGAGTGAAGAAGTTCAAGCTCCAGTGGAGCAAGCAGATCAAGCCAGTGGCGAGACTGTTGAGAGTAAAGATTCAGTTTCTTTGACGAGTTATCAGAAAGTTTTAAAGGAAAAGAAAAGCTTCCAATCAAGACTTTCAGAGTATGAATCTAAATTGCAAAAGCTAGAAGAAGAAAAGCTTCACGCTGAAGGCAAAAAAGAGGAGTTACTTGATAGCTACAAGAAGCGAGTCCAGGAATTAGAAAGCAGGCTTGATAAAACTAATAAAAGCTATGCTTGGAATACGCTGACAGGATCAATTAAGACTGAAGCTGTTAAAGCAGGTTGTAAGGATCCAGATAAGCTTATTCGATTAATGGATGATGAAGACTTACGCTCTATTGAGATTGGTGATAATTTTACAATTAACACTGAGAGCTTGAAAGAGATCATTGAAAAAAATAAGAAAGAGAATTACTTCTTATTTGAAACAACTCCTAGACAAGCATCAGTCGGAAATCCAAGTAAAAAATCACCCGAAGAACCAAAGAAAAGTTTTAAAGATATGACCAGGGAAGAACTTCTCGAGGCATATAAACAAAGTAAAAAATAACAAATACCTGGAGGGTATATCATGACTGTTGCTAAAAATGCTGACGTTGCTGACGTTCAAGAAGCACTGGTTGCCGAAGTTGTTCAAAGAGAACTTCAAGCCGCTTCAAAACTATCTGGTCTTTTTGCTGACTATTCATCTTTAGTTGGTAAAGGAACTGCATCACTTAAAATTCCTAGAGCTTCATCTTTTACAGTTGGAACTAGAGATAACGCTACTCCAACAGCTGCATCTGCAATGAACCTTACTTTTTCTTTTGACGAGATCGCTCTTAACAAAAGCAAGTATGTTTATTACGTAATCCCTGGCGATGTTGAGCTTGATGCTAAGCCTTCTTACGAGCTTACTGCTGCTGAAAGAGCTGCTTCTGCTCACGGAAGAAACCTAGATATCGAAAGACTAAATACTCTTTGGACAGGTGCTGCATCTGCTAACGATGTTGCTTTTGAGTCAGGTGTAACTGACATTGAAGACACTCTTCTTTCTATGATCCAAAAAGCTGATGAAGCTAATATGCTTGATGATGGCAATCGTTTCTTAATTGTTCGTCCTCAAGAAAGAAAACAACTTCTTGGCGTTGCTAACTTTGTTCAAGCTGATCGTTACGGCGACAGAACTCCACTTGTTAGCGGAGAACTTGGATCTGTTTACGGCGTGAGAGTTATCGTTGTTAACCACGCTGGAACTGCTAACGCTGCTACTGGCGGTATGTTTGCTGATGGCAAAATGGTTCTTTGTCACAGAGAATCTTTAGGTTTTGCTTTCCACAGACTCCCTGTTCATGACATGGAAAAGGCTATTGAGTTTGGTGCTGGTTCTATGGCCCACACTTGGGATGTTAAATATGGATTGTCAGCTCTTCAAGATGGCGAGCTAATTGTTCGTGCTTGGGATCTTCCGTAATAGATGAAGAAACCTGTTGGTAGAATTCCAAAATACATAACCGCTAGTAGTCCGAAAGGGCTACAGCGGCTTATGCTTTTACTCCAATCCAGACTAGGATATGGAGTTCACTTTTTTGATATTCAATTTGTTAAAAAAGAATGGATTGCATGGTATTATGATAACGACGACATCACACTTCACAATGTAGAGGAAAAGCTTGGCAATACCTCAGACAGCTAGTGGAACGACTAGAGATAAAGATCACAAAAGCTTTGTTGACTCTCCAACGAGGGGATCTGACTATACAGCTAGAGAAGTCTTTGTCGGAAATACAATTACAGCATCTATTGATGATAATATAGCTCAACAAATTTTAAAAGCTCCAGATCGAGACAAGAATTATACTTGGCTTGATTTTGGAACTAAAAACGAAAGAATTTCTCAAATAACATATCAGGCACCATCTGTTGGTGCATATATCCTTGTAAAAAATTTTGAATACGTTTTAGAATTGAATAAATATAAATTAGAAAGAGATTATTTTGTTCTTTCTCTTTAAAGGATTTAATAAATGAAATCATTAGACCTTGAACTTTTGGCATCGACCGGAACTTCTTATGACCAAACACGCACAACATTGGCCGGACGAGTAAGTCAAAGAACAATTGATTCTAAGTCAGTATTAGGGCCATCTCCCACAAGGTTCATTGATGTGTTTTCAGACACGGGTATTGCTCCGGCAATAACAAGTTTTGCGTCTGAAAATGGCCGTGGATTTTTTTTAGGTGCAATAGCGGCTGGTATTATACCGATTTTTTGTTATGAATTTGATCAAATCACTGGAATACATACATACGTCGGAAGAATAAATTTTTCTCTTCCTTCATCTCCAGCAATTGTTCACACGATAAGATCATTAAAAGTAATTGATAATGGAACAACTGGTTGGAAAATTTACTTAATAGCTACTGGAACAATTCTCTTGGGCGGGTCTGGTGTCTTAATGGCAAACAATATTGCCAAGTCGGATTTTTCTCAAGTATCTCCTCCAGTGATTCCATTTGCCACTGGAAATAACCAAAAAGCAATTTATCAACTTGGTAGACTTGCATCTCTTAGCTCTAGATCAATGACGATCACTACTGGTACGCCTGTAAAGTTTAACTTTGCTTCTCATGGATTCAATAACAACGATCAAGTTTATTTTACATCTCAAGTAGGGTCGAATTGGACAACATCAACCTTTGCAGTAAACACTAAGTATTTTGTTCGCAACGCAGGATTAAATGATTTTGAATTGTCTGCTACGTTTAATGGTGCTTCAATCGGTGCCGCTGCTGGCCCAACAAGCGTGGTAATGCAACCATTGAACCAAGAGATTGACGCCTTTGGTGCAATACTCGACACAGCATCAAACCGTCTTTACACTCACTTAGGAACTGCGGCAAATTCACAATACTTTGTACGAGATACCTCCGTTGCTCCGACTTACTCAGCACTAACAGGTGATATTATTTCAGGAACTCCTGCCAAGATAAGTTTAATTGGGCATGGATTAACAGAAAATGAGCCTGTTCAATTTCTTGCTGGTACACTTCCAGCAGCTTTTGCCTTAAATACCACTTATTTTGTTCGTAACTTAACAGTAAATGATTTTGAACTATCGCTAACTGCTGGAGGTGCATCAATAGCCGCAGTAACATCAGCTACAGGTGTGACGTTTGGGAGAGCTTTTGGTCATACAAATTCCCAATGGCTTCATCAGACAAGCATCCTCCCTGCTATTGCTGGGACATTACTCTCCACAACAGACGTAGATGCAATTGCTACTCCGACAAACGCTCCATTGAACGGATCACTTTTAAATGGTCAAAAATGTGCATTTTTTGCAACATCATCTAACCTTTATTTAGGAAGACTTGATGAATTAACTGCTGGGGCAACTGCTTGGCCATCACTGACAACATCAAATATGCTTGGGGCTTTAAACCAAATTGTTGCACCTGTTGTAGTTTCTGCTTCATGGTCAGATGCCCTAGATCATGCAATCATTCTAGCCGGTCAAGCAGCAACAAATGCGTTTAGATTTATACTTAAAAAAGTAGAGAATAATAAACTTACTGCAATTTTCGGGGATACTTGCGTTTCTTGGTATGAAACAACATCTAGAGATGCATACGAAATGAGGCCGGCTGCCCCTTATACCACTTTTACAAATTATGGTGGGTGGTTGTTTGCAAACTCAACTGCGACTGGCCAAAGAGGAGTTTTTGCCTCAGATATAAGATCAGATATTATCTTCGATCATTCTTATATTGTTTCAAAAGTTGTTAGCTTACCAGAAAACGCATTGCTAAAATTAGTTGATGTTAAGCGTGAATTAATTATGTCCGGTGGAGAGGTTCAAGTTGAATACAGAACTAGCGGTTTTGGTTCAATATCTGGTGGGTGGGTAACAATAGACCAGGATCAAGAATTAAATCTTCCTCTCGGATCTCAAATTCAATTTAAATTTGGATTCAAATCTCATTCAATGGACAAAACGAGTCACGTACAAATTTCAGATGCTTTTATTGGCTATGTAGCCGCAGAAGAATTGTCCGATAATTGGGAATACAGCTATGATGATTCGTCTTCATCAATTCCTACTCGAGTTGGTTTCAGACTTAAAAAGACTTATGAGTCTGCTGTACCATCAACATTGAGCTTTAGGGCATACGATCTATCAGGGGTTTTATTAGTAGATCACGATATCACTAATGAGACTGCTAGATTCGAATACTCCACAAACGGAGGAACTACTTGGCTTGCCCTTGGAACAATTCCAAACACTGTTGGAACATTAGTAAGATACACTTTTGTATCTCCTCCAGGCGTTGATATTAGACCAAGCCTTAAGGATAGCTAATAATGAGTAATTTATTATTTTTCGAGGCAGGGGTGCAAAGCACCTCCCTCGGAGATGAAAGACCAAATCAACTAGTAACTGGTGGCTCATTCCAGCCAAGCTCTCAGGCTTGTATTGTTGATTTAACTCCCCCCACATTTTCGGGTATAGATTTTTTGGGCAAAGGCTCTCTGGGTCAATTAAAAGCATCTTGGCTAATTGCCAGTGATCCATCTTTACCAGTTAGATATGAAGTTTATGTAAAGCCTGACTCCTCGGTTAATCTTTTTAATGTTGCAAATATAGCATTAGTAACAACACAACTAAATGCGGACATTTTTGCTCTTGGAAATGGAAGTCTCATTCAGGCTGGAGTGAATTATCATGTAGGGGTAAGAGCAATAGATGGAGTTGGAAATAGAGAAAACAATACTATTTCATTAGATCAGACAGCTAGTGGAATTTTGGGAATTACTTCAGCTCAGATTAATGGTGTTTTTGCTGTTAATACTGACAATGATCTTATTGCGTCGTTTTGGGTGAATGACCTTGATGGAGTAATTAGTAACCCATCAAGACTTGGCTCTGCTTCATATGTTATTTATGACAACTCTGGGGACATTGTAGTCGGTATGTCTCAATCTGGAATTATTGCAGATTCAAACGGTTTTTATGAGATTACTCCAGTTCCATCTGTCTTAAATCTTGATAATACTTACTATACAGTAAAGGTCACGATATTCGTGGATGGTATTGATATTACTTATAACTTACCAATTACCTATCCAGAAGCTGGGCCTGTTTATGAGATTAGTTCGGTGTTTTCAATAAATGCCTTGAATCAAATAGAAGGAAGTTTTTGGGTAAGCAAGAATGGGGAGAAATTAAATTCTTCTTTAGGAAATGGCTCTTTTTCTATAAGAGATAAAAACGGGTCACTGATTGGTATATCTCAAAATACAATAAGCTCTAATGCTCAGGGTATTTACTCAATAACCCCAGCCATTGCGACTAACATTCTTGATTTAAATTATTATACAGTTGAAATTGAAATAATTGCAGATGGGCAAGTGAGACATGGTGTTTCTGCCATTGTGGTTGGACAGTGAGAAAAATAAAATACACTGACAAAAAAAATTCTTTATTAAAATCTGGGCTTGAGAATATTAAAACAATATCAAACGCTCAGATTTCTTATATACAAAGAAAGCCACAAAAGCCTTTGCAATTATCTGTATGGGCCAAATTTGATGAGGTAAACTTTGATGGTATTAGTGTTTTAGCAAACATAAATGACGGCTGGAATAATAAGACTATTGGAGATTGTATTGTAGATGTTTATTCTATTGATCAAGGAAATTCTTGGAATGAAAATTTCTTAGCATCAAAAAATGGGATATTAACTTCAAATGGAATGATTGTAGATTTTTCTTCTTCAGAGATAATAGATTTAGAGGGTGATATAACTCTTAAAATTGCAGTAAAAGCAAATAGACAGGGATCTCAGTTTTATTTTAAAGGCTATTTTAATCACCTTGGATCAATAGAGTTAATGAATAGAAATAAAAGAAAAATTGCTTTTCTTGAAATAACTAAAGTTGATGAGTGAGGACTATATGCCATTAAAAAAAGGTTATTCTGAAAAGACTATTTCAAGTAACATTAAAAAAGAAATGAAAAGCGGAAAGTCGCAAAAGCAATCAATTGCTATTGCCCTAAATGTTGCAAAAAAAGCTAAAAAAGCAGCAAAAAAGAAAAAGAAAAAATAAGGGTATACCATGATCTTCATTAACTGCATTAAAGAGGCTTTAGTTCAAGTAAACGATAAGACTAGAATTGATGTTTCAATGTCATTTGTTAGTGGGGATGGCATAACAGACATTACAATTAATCCAGATGGATTTGGCCCAATATCGGTCTTTGATGTGGATCAATCTAAGTGGTTCCTTGATTGGGCTTTTGACTCAAGTGGAACTAAGACAATTGAGATTGAAGCCACTGATGGAATAAATACAATCAACCAAGTCTTTGACATTGAGGTCATCTCAGAGTCAGACGATAATTTGTTTTCAAATGATTCTCAAATATTTGCTATCGAGTCAGAGCTTAAAAGATATATCCCAGAGGGAAGAAACAGCTTTAAAAATATTCACAGAGAAGCTCAATCTAGAATCCTTAATTTTCTAGATAGAAAAAGAATTTGGAATGATAACGGAGAACCTTACACCAAGCTTCAAATCAATCTATTTGATGAGCTTTCTAAGTGGTCTTTGTATGAGACTCTTTTTATAATTTACACTGATCTTTTTATCTCGGTTGGTGATAAGTTTGCTGAAAAGGTTAATCAATATAAAGAGCTTAGAAACTACGAAAGAGAACGAGCTGCGATTAGAATAGATAAGGATGGCAACGGAACTTTTGAACCAGATAAAGAAATCCAAGAGCTAAAATCATTCAGGATGATTAAAAGATGATCAAGGAAATTAGAGCTTATATTAAAGAGAAGATCCTTGAAGTTGACTCTAAACTTAAAGAGAACCCATCTGCTTTCTACGATGATGATATCGGAGAGTCATTACTTGATAAGTCTTATCAGATCACTATCAATAATTTGACAGTTATCGCTAGAGACTCTCACAATGAGAGAGAAATGGACGTTCTTGTATCTATTTTTGGCTTTGGATATAGAAGCCAGGTAGAAAACTTTGATGCATTATTAGAGAAATCAATTTGCATTGAGGATAAAATAATAAACTTGCAAAATTTTTCCATGGTTGAAACAATAACCAATATCGAAAGCAATGGCATAGAGGCGTTAAAAGTGCCTAGCAATGATGACTGCTTTCAGATTAATATTAATTTAAAGCTTAGACAGGCTTATACAAGGGAGTGAATATGGCACTTTGTTCGCAAGCAAAAAGCACAGAGCAACGCCTAGAGGCAATGAAATGGTATTTTGGCAAAAGACATTGTAGAACTGTAAAATTCAAAGAAGATGATACAGATCACGGAAAGACATTTCAGTTAAACGTAATTGACGTTAATTATGTTGAAAAAAAATATCTAGTATTTTTGGATGAAGGTGTTACGCCAGCTCCAACTCCAGCAACAGGTACGACTTTAATCACTGTTGCAGTTACGGCCGGTGATTCTGCTAATGATAAAGCTTTAGCAGTTGAAACGGAATTGGCTGCTGAGGGTGTAGAAGTTAGAACAATGGTTGAAGGTGATACACTAGAAATGCAGAATTTCTTTGTAGGCCCTATTACAACTGAAGTTATTACAGCTCCACTAATCGGATCTGTTCAAGCGATTGGCTTTGGTGGATATATCGGTCAAACTGGAGAGTCTGAGCTTACGACTACGATTGAAGTTGTTCAGCTTGTAGATGATGCTCAAGGAACTGTTATTCAAGATGAAATCATCACAGGATACGGAGCAGAAATTTCTATTCCACTAAGAGAAATGACTACTCAAAGATGGAAAGACCTTATCGGTGAAGTAACTGGTAACAACATCACTTTAGATGGCGAAGAAATCACTGGTTGGGGAACTAAAAAACTTTATCAATCAATGTTTAACTATTCTGGACGCCTTGTTGGTCACCCAGTTAGAAATACAGCTGCTATCATTAACGAAGATATCGTTATGTTAAATACAGCTCCTAAAATGGAAAGCATTAACTTTTCTGGATCAGCTATTCAAGAAGCTACTTTCCTTTTCACTTCATACAAAGATGCTAACGCTGCTGAGGAAATTAACCTGGTAGCTCGTGGTGATCATACTAAGTTTTAATTAATGGCCCCTCTTCGGAGGGGCTTACAAAAAGGGAATAAATGGTTATTGATCTTGATGATGAAGTCGTATCATTGAAGTTTAAAGGTAAAGAACACCTTATTACTAAGCCAACAAATGGCCAAGTTAAGGAATACACAAAAGCCTTAAAGTTATGCGAAGACGATGAGTCAAAAGAAAAAGCCTTGGAATTATTCCTAGATCAATTGGGTATTGGATCTGAGCTTTATAACTCTATGACTCCTGGCCAATTAAAAAAACTTTTAGAAGTTTTGTATAGTGCAGAAAAAAACTAGATAGCGGAGATGTTTGGGCGTATGAACTGATAAGGTTCTACCCTGGTTTAACATTAAAAGACATTTCCGCAATGACTCCTCAGCAAAGTAAGTTATACTTGCAAGCAATGGAGAGAATAAAAGCTAGGGAGAGGCTTTATCTTATGGACGCACTTCTTTATCCAAATATGCCCCAGAAAGATAGACGGAAAAAGCATAAAGAGATTTCCAAGGCTGCTTTCCCAGAAAATTTCAATGAGAGAATCTTAAAAACAACTGACCTGGAGCTGTTTTAATGGCAACAGAAAATAAGATAGTAATTGAATTAGATTTATCTGCTCCCAAAATCAGTGAATCATTTACTCAAATAGAAGATCAGGCTCAGCAAAGCGGAACAAAAGCAGCGGTAAAATTTACCGATGAGTTTGGTAAATTTGTTAAAAGAAATCTGTTTGAGACTGCCAAGGATATTGCATTAACAACAGCAAGCTTCTTTGCATTAAACTCTATCAAGAACGCATTTAGAGAGTCAGTAAATGCAGCTAAAGAATTTGAAAAGTCTATTTTAGCAATCAATACTATTCTTCCAAACAATACAGACTTAACTGAAAGGCAAATAAAGTCTTTAAAGCAGTTAGCTGTTCAATATGGAACTAACGCAAAAGATCAGGCAGAGGCTTTTTATCAAGTTGTTGGTGCCGGCGTCACTGATACTGTTGAAGCTACAAAACTCTTATCAGAGGCAAATAAACTAGCAATAGGCGGTGTTTCTAATCTACAAGGATCTATTGATGTTTTAACTTCAATTATTAATGGATATGGAAAAGAGAATATAACAGCAGCAGAGGCAGCTGATTCTTTATTTACGGCCGTTAGAATTGGTAAAACAACTATTGATGATCTCAATATGAGATTTGGGTTATTAATCCCAGCGGCCGTATCATCTGGAGTTTCTCTGGATGAAGTTTCTGCAGCTGTTGCATCATTAACTCAAAAAGGCTTTGAAACTAACTTAGCTATTACAAGACTAAACTCATTATTTGCAGCATTTGCTAGAAATGGGGATGTTTTAGGTGAAGGATTAAATCTAACTGCATTAAAAACAGATGGACTCGTAAAGGTTCTAGCTAGATTAGACGAGAAGACTAGAGGATCATCTGATGAGATGTTTAGACTTCTTGGATCTCAAGAAGCTGTTCAAGCAGCTCAAACTCTTTCAGCGAAGGGAGCTAGAGACTTGGCTGCAGCTTATGCTGAGTTTGGAGATAAGGCCGGAGCAGCAAGCACTGCTTTTAATAAGTTTGCACAATCGGCATCTTTTCAATTTGATCAATTAAATGCAAGGCTTGACCAGTTAGCGATAACAGTGGGTGCTAAATTACTTCCTCAAGTATTAAAGACTGCTCAAGGAATTGCTTCAATGTTTGGTTTAACAGAAGGAGAAAGCACAGCACTTACTGAGATGAACAGTAAAATTTCTGACACAAGAAAAGAGTTAAATTCATTAATAGACAGGCAAAAAAGTTTAGAGAGTATTAAAAATGGACTTCTTGGATTTGTAATATCAGAAGAAGATCTTGCTGCTAATGCAGAAAAAATTAAATCACTTAAAGAGCAAATAGCAGGATTAATTGCTCAAAGAGCGGAGATGCTTAACCCGCAGCCCGCAGCTGATGCCGCTGCAATTAATAATCAAGTATTAACTAACTCAGTCGCTCAAACTCAATCTCACCTTATGACATGGGCAAGTGCATTTGAACAAGCTTTTACAGTTGTTGAAGATAAAAGTAAAACTACAAATCAGCTGATTGAAGAAACAAATGCTAATATGAAAAAGTTTGCATCTGATTCTGCCACAGCACTTCGTAACGGGTTAGCTAGAGGAGCAGGGCAAGCTTTTGCTGCTTTTGGTAAAGCAATCGCTACAGGTGAAGATGCTTTAGGTTCATTCGCTCAAGCTCTTTTCAAATCAATTGCTGACCAAGCGGTTGCGTTAGGAACTAACTTTATTCTAACTGGTACAGCGATGCTATTTTCTCCTAACCCGAAAGATAATGCTAAAGCTCCATTCTTAATTAAATCAGGTGCGGCACTTGCTGCTTTTGGTGGATTCTTAGGAGGAATTGCAGGAGGTGGAGGAAGTGGTGCAGGAGGTAGAGCTACAGGTGGAACCGAGGGCAATACTGGAATTGGTGAAGGAAATATTCCTGTCACAAATGAAATTGCTTCTCCAGATATTGAACAAGAAAGAGTGCAACCAGGAACAAACGTACAAGTAGTTGTGCAAGGATCACTTGTTCA